TTTTTTATTATATAATTTATATTTGTCTTCGATTATTCCAGTTTTAATTCTGCTTAAAATCATTTCATAATAAAATTCATCAATCTCGGCTGAAATAAAATTTCTTTTAATTCTTTTACAAACATCAATTTCCGAACCACTGCCCCCAAAAAGAATTAATACTGTATCATTAGGCATCGTACATGATTTTATTAAAAATTCTGATAATTTCTGAGGTATCTGGCAAGGATGAACAGTTTTTTCTTTGCTAACATTATTTACAGTATTAAAATAAAACCAATCATATTGCATTCTGCCTTTAGACCCATTTTCAATTGCCTTTGCTATTCTTTTATCTTTAGGATACTGATATGGCACAGCTATATTATCTTTATAAAAATTATTATTTTTTGTTTTTCTACAATGTAAAATACTTCTATGTGCAGTTGTTAATTTTTTAGGACTATGACCAATACAACTACTATATACCCATGAATAATCAAGAACTTCATAGCACGCTTGATCTAAATATTTAACTCTTAAATACGCATTTTGTTTTGGATAATTTATCAAAAACATATTACCAGTGTCTTTAAGAACTCTTAATGATTCCTTTGCCAATTCAATGTACCAATCAATATATTCATCAAAAGATTTTGTATATGATTTACCTCGATATTTTATTCCCACATTATAATCAGGATCACCATAAACTAAATCAACTGATTTATCTGGCAATTCTTTCAATAAAGACATTATGTCTTTTAAAAAAATTTTATTCATATAATTATTTATTTCTATCATATTTTTATTTTTTAAAAAATAACATATTTAATTTCTTCTAAATTTATAATATTGATATATCCTTTGTCAATTAACTTTTCTTTTATATTTTTAAAATCGTTATCATTATTATTTAATTTAACATTTTTAAATATTTTATTAATATCATTTATAATTTCATTTTCATTTTCTGTTACTATATTTGTATATTGTTTATATAATAACAAAAGTCCTAAATGCGTTACATATGTTAATTTATTATCCTTAATTGCAACAACCCCATAGTTTTCAATATTTCCATTTTTTAATTCCATTAATCCGGCATGATTAAAACGTAAAAATTCAATTCCCATTATTTTATCATTTTTCATATTTATTTGCCAATTAAAATTCTTTTGAATTAAATTTTTGATTTCATAATTTCAATAATATTATTTTTTAAAAATATTTAAAATTCTGTCATCTGGATAGATGTCAAATTTATCTTTTCTATAGCTACAATGAGCATATATTCCTGTATCTCCGTTTAATGCTTTTTCATTTATATCAAAGATGTCTGGATTTATTTCTTTTTTTATATTATATTTATCACATAAATAATTCAAAAGTTCATTTAAACTATTTATTTGTTCATCAGAATATTTATGAAAATAATTAAATCCTCTCCATTTATTTTTTAGTTCATATACTTCATTATTATCAACTTTCTTTTTTAAATAATTATAATATGCATTATTTGATTTTGTTAATTGACCCCATGCGCATAATTCAATTTGTATTGCCTGCTTTTCAATAACTAATCGATTTATAGTTTTTAATCCAAGAGCAAATGACCAATAATCTTCATAAAAACATCTGAATATATTTCCGTCATAATCTATAATAAATGCGGTTCCTATTTTACCTTTTTGAGAATTCCACCAATCTATTGAACTTTGAGCATTTTTATTGCCAGCTGTATGATGTAATACTATTTGTTTTTTTGGATATATAACCTTGTTATATTTATCATCTTTTAAAAAATTATCAATTATTTTCATATTTTTTTATATTATATATAAAATATTATTTTTTAAAAAATATTATTATTTTATTTCATCTAAACTCGACTTGTGGTTGCTCCTTGAATTACATTGAGCTACAAACTTCACAGGCCTGTGCGTTCCCGAGGGAATGTCTTATTTGAGCCTCCGCTTGCGTACTGGGTACCACCATCCCAGATATTCTTAAACCCTCATTTAGAATGTTTATACTTGCATTGATATCTCTATCGTGTGTTGTTCCACAATGTTCGCATGTCCATTCTCTATCTGAGAGTTTTAGGTTTTCGTTCTTTTCACCGCAGATATGACATGTTTTTGATGATGGATAAAATCTATCTATCCGAACCACTTTTTTACCATACCAATCAGATTTGTATTGAAGCATTCTGACGAAATTTCCCCAGCTAGCATCTTCTATTTGTTTTGCTAGTTTATGGTTTTTAACCATACCCTTTACATTTAGGTCTTCTATACATATTGTATCATAGTCCCGTACTATCTGGTAGGAAATCTTGTGTAGTGTATCATTTCTGCAGTTAGATATTTTCTCGTGTATTTTGGCAATTTTAATTACTTGTTTTTTATAACGTTTACTACCTTTTGTTTTATGAGATAAATACCTTTGTTGGTGTTTTAAATCTTTTTCATATTTATTTATATATTTATTATTTTCAAATTTTTGTCCATCTGATGTTATAACTAAATCTTTTATACCTAAATCTAATCCAACAGATTTACCTGTTTTAGGTAGTTCTTTTCTTTCTTGAACTGTTAAAATAGAAACATAATATTTTCCTGTTTTGCTTTTTGTTATGGTCATATGCTTAATTGTGCCCTTAACTTTTCTATCTATTTTTACCTTTATACCCTCACGGAATTTAGGTATAAATATTTTTCCATTTTCAATTTTAAAACGTTGTGGAACCTCAAATGTATTTTTATCCTTACGACGTTTAAATGTTGGTTTATTTGATAATTTTTTATAGTACCTAGAAAATCCAACATTTAAATCTCTTAATGAACATAACAATGATTGAGCATTAACCTCATTTAGCCATTGATATTCTTCCTGTTTTTTTAGTTCAACTAATTTTTTTTCTTGTTGGTAGAAATTATCTGTTTTTTTCCTTATTTTCATGTTGAATATTATGCTCATATAAAAAATGATTATATACCCATCTGGTACAGCCAAAATGTTTTAATAATAGTTCTTCCTGTTTTTTTGTAGGATATAAACGAAACCTATATGTTTTATGAATTTGTTCCATAATATTATATATATAAAAAAAATAATTTTTTTAATATAATATAAAAATAAAAATAGTTTGCGATAAAAAAACGAAAATCTAAACTCTCTGATAGAAAATAGACATTTGTAATTCAATGTAATTCAACGAGCAATCTCAAAATATGTCTATGTTAAAATTATTATTATTTATTGTAAATATAGGATCTATGCAAATAATTTCTATGATAGGATGACCATCATAATGTTTAAAAACATCTGAATTTATATAAGCAATTTCTAATGAATATGGATTTCCAGAATTTATAGTATCATTAAAGTCCGTATATATATAAAGATCTTGTTGTGTATCTGTATATAAATCTAATGGAAAATTATAATCAAATGATATTTTAAAAGATTGCCCAGATTTCCATTTGTATAAATTATCTTTTATAAATATTTTTATATCATTTTGAATATTAAAATTATTTTCATTTTTTATTTTAATATAATTATTAAATTCATTTAGTTCTATTTCTAATGTTAAATATCCATTTGTTAATGTAAAATCACTAGATATATCAAAAACAGATTTTGTTGATAAATTATATGATGGCATTGTATTTTTAATATAAAGTTTATTATTAATACTATTATCAATAGATATGCCTGATGATGGTTGTATTATATCTAAATTATATGCAACGTTTACGCTTGTTTTATTATTATATATATTTAATATCTCCTGATAATTTTTTTCTATCAATGATGTTAAATCTCCTACGTTTTCAAATATTATTTTTGATGTTGACAGTTGGTTTTCTATTATAGATAATCTATTTTTTATTTCATTTTTATCATAATCATTTAATAAAAGTCCTTTTATATTTTCTATTTCTTCATTTAGTTTATTTACAGTATATGTTTGATTTAATAAAATATCAGAAGATTTTTGCAATTTACTCAATGCATCTGTAAACATATGCATTGAAAATGTTGAATACTCATTTACAACAGATACAACAGAAGCATTATCATTTGATACGTCAAATTTGATATTAATCTTAAACCCATATGAATTACCATTTAATCCTAGTACAGTATCTGGCTTATATTTTTTATATCTTTTTATATAACTACCATCTGTTGATGTAGTAACCTTGTCAAGAAATAAAACACCAAAAAGATTATTTTTTTTCTCACCAGTAGATATATCTTCAACAGTATAATATATTAGTATTGTATTAAAATCAAATGATGTAGATGTATTTAGACTATTAAAATCTGATAATGATTTTATAGAATTATTAGATGTTATTGGCTTATAATCATTTATATCAAAATCAATGGTTATTCCATCTAATTGAGTTCTTATATATTGAAGAGTTATTGGCAAATGACTATCATCTCTTACTCCTCTTATTAATAAAGAATCATTATCGCAACTATCAAAATTTGAATTAGGATTATTTAAATCATAAGGTTGCTGTATAAAATATGTATTAGAATCGGGCTGTGAAAACCACCATCCTGTATAATAATTTGATAATAATTTATTATATTTAAATAATTGATATCCCTCTGATGGTGGATTTATATCATCTATTGATATATTCGCATTCGGTATACCATCTCCATAGGAATTTAAATCAGAATCAAAAAAAGCCTGCAGTGAAAGAGAATATGGATGAGTATCGTTATGACTTCTATTATATATTATCTCATCATTATTTGGATTAGATTGATGATTTGTAATAGATAATCCTGGAAAATAATTTTCATCGCTAATAGATCTAAAACATATTAATGGAGTATTTCCGTGTTCGTTTGGAATATTAATATAAATTTCTGTGAACGAATCATTTGTAAGTTTTACAGAATTTACCATATCTATATCTCCAATATATTTAACAACTCTTGAATACAACGAGCTTTCATCTTCTTCAACAAAAATAGGATATGACCCTGAATTTTTTTCTTGACTTGTAGCTTCTCTAAATCTGATAGCTCCTATTTCTTTTAGCCATTTAAAAAATACACGTTCTGATACTGTCAATAGTTTATCGGATTGATATTCTGGTCTGCTGGTTATCATTGTCTCTAAATTAAATACATAATTTTGCAATGATTCCGCTAACATATTATTATATGTTTTTGATGAACTTACCTTACCAAATGCTCCTGGAATAACATCTAATTGTATATAATTTTCCTTTAAAAGCGCATAATCACTTTCTGGTCTTTTGATATCTGGCAAATTCAAGCATGCAAATTTAGAAAAATAAAATTTTTTATTTATTGTATTAAATGTAAATTCTAAATCTTCTGCTGCTGAAGAAAATGTATAAAACGTTCCTCCTTGATTTTGAATTGGACGTATAAATGGAGTAGCACTCATATTTTATTTTTTATATTATTTTTATTGATGATTCTGTTAATCCCTTCAATAATGAAATCGATGTATAATTTAATAAAATCCAATGCGTAGATAATCCTATTAATTTAATTGTATCGCCAGATTCTGACATTTTTATAAATTTTGTTCCTAATGTATCTATTAAATTTCCTTTAATTATAATATCTCCAGCAAAATCATTACCTTTTATATATGATATATATAATTCTTGCCCATTTGTAGAAGCTAATGGTAGTATTATATCTATATCTGATGTATTATCATTATTATATAAAACAATTCCCTGCATTCCAGAAACAGATTGTATTGCATATGGCGATGTTTCGGATGTTATATCTATAGGAGACACAAACGATTTACTCAATCCAACTAAATTTATAGATCCCCCAGTATTTCCTGTGGTGCCAATATATAAATTACCATATGCATATGAATTTCCATTTATAGAAATATTACCATTTTCTATTTTTATATCTCCATTTTGAATAATAAAATTACTATTTGAATTACCATTTAATGTTATATGATTATCTATGCCGGGTGTTCCAATAGTCAAATTACCTAAAATTTGTGCGCTATTACCAACATTTAAAACACTTTTTGTTACACTAGAACTTTCATCATTAACAGTTAATGATTTTATTCCATTCAAAATTGATGTAGATGGATCTAAATATGAATATAGATTATCTATCCCATTTTTTAATGCTGAAAAATTTGAATTTATTAGCAATCTTGATGCTGCTAAATTTGTTTTGCTTTCAATAATTGAAATATTTATTGCCATATCTTTTTTTATATATATATATATAAAAAAAAATCTAATGGCACAAATAAATTTAAAAAAAATTTCATTAGAAGATGATATATCAAAATTAATAGATATAGTAAATTATAATTTTGAACAAATAATTTTAAATGGTGGAGGGCCATCAGGAGAACAAGGAATTATAGGACCACCGGGTTTGCCAGGTATTATGGGACCACAAGGCGAATTAGGACCACAAGGAATTGATGGAACATATATATTTACGTCAAATGTTCCATACTCAGATTACCATTTTGGAGAAAATGGAGAATCTATTCCAAGAAATAATGATTTATATTTTGAAATTAAAGAATCAGAAATATCTATTAGTAAATATAAAAATGGTTCGTGGGAATTTGTCAAAACAGTATCTTCTCCTATATTTAGTAAGATTTTAAAAGATAGACGATCAATATTAGATCCATCAGATACTAAATATAAATATTTATCTAATGATATCACAAAAGCACAAAATGTTTTTATCAGTGATGCTAATTTTTATGCTAACAATAATCTAATAAATACAAATGAAAATAAATTTGAGGATGTGTTTACATATTTAAATAAATCACCAAACGTTTTTGCTGTTGCATCAGATAAAAATCAAATTAGAATTTTTAATAGTTCTAATAATTTTTTATCCGAAGATATTTTTGAAGTATATACAGAAAAAGGCGGAATCATTCATTCATATGAATTTGATGGTACAGATCAATGGTATAAAATAACAAATGGAGATACAATAGGAAATAAAAACTTGTTAATATCATTAAATTCTAATAATACTAATAATTTATTGATAGGAAATACAAATAATCAATTATTAATTGGCGGTAATGAAAATGAAATATCAATTTTAAAATCTAGGGTAACAATAAATAAATCATTAGTAATTGGAGATTCTGACTTTTATCAAAATATTTCAAATATAAATAATGGAATAATCTCGCAAGGAAATTTATCAATAGGAGACTCATATAATAATACAATATACAAGGGAGCTTTTGTGGATAATTATGGTAGAGGTTCTCGAGTTCTTATTGATACAAAATCATCTGTACTAACATCATCTCAAAGTATTTTATCATTAGGTGTTAATGCTGGAACAACATCTTCTAATTTACAAAATAATAATTCATATAGATTTAACTTTATATTAAATGGATGTATTAACAGCATAACAAAAAATAATTTACTAATAACGGAAGAAATATATAAAAATGGTAATAATTATTATATTGATTATATAACATTAAAACATGATAATACATTAACAGAAGGTTCTATTGGTATAAGATGTACAAATCCAAAAGGATTATTAGAAATTGGAAATAGTAATATCAAAAAAATATCAATAGGAACTATTAATAGTGGATCAACTCAGCAATATATGTTTAGTTATATTGGATTTAATGCAATGAAAATTGTAGGAGAGAATGACGAATGGTATCGATATGAAAATAATAATATAGAAAATGGTGCTACCGGTAATTCTGCTAAAATATTATGGAATAGCATACAAAATGATATAAATTTTTCAATAATTCCATCAGAAGAAACAAATTATAGTAATCAATATAATAATGATGATGTATATAACAATACAACATTAACATTAACAAAAAACAATGTTGATGGAACAATGTATCCATTATTAATAATGTCTAATGATAATTCTCATAATTTTTTGGGTATTACTGGCATAGATAAAATATCTGGTATAATTATAGGAAATTCTCCTAATGATAATATCAATGATATAGATTATGAAAATGGACGTCTTTTAACAGCAATGTTTGGAAATGCTATAGCAACAAATACATATAATGGATATGGTTCTCCTGTTATATATGCAACAAATGGATTAAATAATAACGATATTATAAAGCCACATTATACAATGTATAATATGGATTCTTCTGGATTATATTTTTCAGAAGGTATATCATCAAATTTATTCGGGCAGTCAAATATATATAAAGGATTAGGATTGTCTATATACAAAAAATCTGCAATACATATAGTAAAGGATGACAATGATAAAATACGAATAGGAGTAAATGATATAAATCCACTTGAAAATATCTCTATAAATAAAATACTGGTATATCACGAAGATGATGAAAATAATAGTTCATTTATAGGATATAATGTATATAAAAATAATTCAGATGATTTATTATATCCAATTAATACTGGGTCATTAACAGGTGATGATGGTAAGGGTTCAATATTATTAAAATTTGGATTGTATGATAAAAAAATAAATCAAACAGATGCTAATGGAGGAATATATTTAGATGGCGGTGAATTATCTATATCAACGTCATATTCTGCAAATTCTCCAAATGAACAAATAATAAATGAAAATTCTAATACATCTAGTATAATAAGAATTATCACAAATGGCAGACCTCATAACGATCCTATGAGAATATACCAATACCATAATAACAATTTTGTACCTAAAATTCTAATAGGATTTAAAGATAATAAATTATATGAAAAATCAGATACAGGACTTAATATATTAAGAAGAGGCACATTATCATTGTTATCACAATACATAACATGTACAAAAGATTCTACAAATGAAACATTTGTTATAGATGATTATGCAATTGCTCTATATGACCATTCTGCAAATCCAGTACTAGGAATATCTCCACATACAATATCAACATCACCATCAATAACAAAAAGCATATCCTTACGACTATTATCAAATAAAAAATGTAATATAGGAGATATATCAGGAATAACTGGAAATGATTTTACATTTTTTAAATACCAAAACTCATATAATAATACTACAAACAAATGGAATGGAAATGGGTCTGTAGATATATATAGTCAAACTAATATAGATTCATTAGCTGTTGGATCAAATACATTACATAGTTTCAAGCAAATTGTTCCATTAAATTTAAAAATTGTTCGCGTTGGATCGGGACTAATGCTAGATTCTAATTCAATAGGATATGAATATTTAAGAGATCCTTATTTTCATATAAATTCTCACGGAACAAATGTAAAAGAAATAGAATTTTATTTAAATGATTTTAACGATGCTTTCAATCAGGACAAAACATTTGCTATTGCTACATTAACAAATTTTCAAACAATAATAGGAGATGACACAATCATAATGCTAACTAATACAAAATTTGAGATATATGCGAATAATAATACAAATAAAATTACTATTAAATTATATGCTATAAATAAAAATACATTGGATTTGTCAAAAATTCAATCAATGTCTATATCAATATTATTGATAGAAAATGAAAACAAAAATATTGATAATATACTAAATAATACGATTAATAATATAAATAACTCTACTCAGTGAACTACCCACCCACGCCAAAGGCGATGGGTTGGGCTTCTGACTTCACAGACTCATTCTTCTTTACAGAAGCCTTATTTGAGTCTCCATCAGTGTAATCGACCGCCCCAGCCGATATTATTTTTAAACCTTCTTTTAGGATATTCTTGCTTGCATTCAAATCACGGTCATGTATTGCACCGCAGGAATTACAAGTCCATTCCCTATCTGAAAGTTTTAATTCTTGATTTATCCAACCACATTCTGAACAAGTCTTAGAGCTTGGATAGAAACGATTAACTTTCACAAGTGTTTTTCCATACCAATCACATTTATATTGAAGGAGTGTAACAAATTTACCCCAACTTGCATCAGCAATGTGTTTGGACAGTTTGTGGTTTTTAATCATACCTTTCACATTCAAGTCTTCGACGCTTATCAAATCATAAGATTTAACAATTTCTTTACTAACTTTGTGTAAGGTATCTAATCTACAATTCGCAATTTTCTCGTGAATTCTGGCAACTTTGAGTTTTTGTTTTTCAAACCCATTGCTACCTTTTTGTTTACGAGAAAGATGCTGTTGTGCTTTCTTTAATTGTTTTGCATATTTCGCTATATATCTATTGTTTTTAAATTTCTTATTATCAGAAGTTATTACAAAATCTTTTAGACCCAAATCAATTCCTACCTGTTTACCAGTTTTAGGGAGTTCATCAATAATCTGTTCTGTAAAAATAGAAACATAATATTTACCTGTTGGTGTTTTGGTAATACTCATTTTACCAATTTTACCCTTAACTTCTCTATGTAATTTTACTTTGATACCATCTTTAAACTTAGGTATAATTATTTTCCCGTCCTCAAGTTTACCAAATTGTGGTATTGTAAAAGTATTTTTACGTTTCTTTGATTTAAACTTTGGAAATTGAGCATTACCTCTAAAAAAGTTCAGAAACGCAGTATCCAATGAACGTAAAGCAAATTGCAAGGATTGACTGTTAACTTCTTTTAACCACTTTGTATCCTCTTCGTTTTTGAGTTTTGTTAGAACGGCAGATTGTTTGTAATAGTTGTCAGATTTCTTGTTAGCTTGATACTGTTTTTTACGTTCATTCAGAAAATGATTATAGACATAGCGAACACAACCAAAGTGCTTATTTAGTAATACTTCTTGTTCTTTTGTAGGGAAAAGACGAAATCTATATGTCTTGTTAATTATTTTCATACTTATTATACATCAAATTTTATGCCAAAATATTGTTTTTTGTAAATTTGTCATAATATACTGTCCAACACATTGCAAAAGTTTCCGTCTTCGGGTAAAAAACTTTCACAATATGTCTCACTACATCAGTACAAATCGTTCAAAACATTACTTAAAATGTCATCTCATTTTAGTTACTAAGTATCGTAGAAATATCTTAGTAGGTCAGTTAAATGATGATTTAAAATCTATCTTCACCTCTATTGCAAACAATTCAGATTTTGAAATAGAAGTGTTTGAATCAGATATTAATCACATTCATTTTCTCATTCGTTACATACCTCGTTTGTCTATTTCTCAAATTGTCCGTAGGTTAAAACAAGAATCTACTCGTCAGTTATGGTTATTACATCATTCTACACTTCGTCAATACTATTGGTATCAGCATATCCTATGGAGTGATGGTTATTTCGTTTGCTCAATAGGTGAAGCATCGCCAGAAACAATTCGTCAATACATCCTCAATCAGGGTTAGTCGCTTACATCACACCCACACTTCGTGATGAGTGTGTTTTACGCTCGTCCGTATAAATTAAGTTAAAGAAAAGAAAATAATTAATAAATCTAATTTTAATATGTAGCAATATGAAAAATAAGATCTCACCTAAAATTTCATCAAAAAATTCATCTAAAATTTCATCAAAAATATTATTTTACTATTATTCCAAATAATAATAAAAATTCTACAATTGATACACCAATTGCTCTATTTCGTTGTTTTTTGATTTTTTTGATTTTTATATTATAATTTTTTTCTGTTGCATTATATATTGTATCTTGCATATTTATAATACTATCTTGCAAATTTATTATAATATCATTTAAATTATTTTCTATATTGCAATTTACTAGTAATTCACTATCCCGTTGTCCCTTTACTATTCTTTCTGTTATCTTAATCATACTTATACTATCAAAGCATATAAAAGTATCTGATTGTAATATATTTGTATTTAATATTGTATCATAGAAGTTTATATAATCATTGTATTTATATACATAAACGCTTTCTATTCGTTCTTTATATTTTATCTTTATTATTGTATCAATTTTCTTTTTATCCTTTAAAACCTCGTTTAAACTATCTATATTTTGTTCATATTTAATAATATCATTTTTATATGCGTTAATATCTGTATTATTATTTTTAATTATTTGCTTTTGATAATAATTATTATCTATACTAAAAATTAATAGTACTAATAAAATTATTGATATTGCAAATAAAAGTATTTCATTTTTTGTAAAGTCTTTAAATGATTTCATATCATAATATTTTTTTTATATATATAATAAAAACTTATTTTTTTTATAAATTAAAAATAAAAAGAAAATGGACAATTCATATACGCATATAAATGAATATTTATTACTTGAATATATTTATGGAGATTCAAGTACGACATATAATTCTAATGATATAAAAATATCACGAATTCTAAATAAATATCAAAATCAAAATTTACAATTTATTAATAATTTTAATAATATAACAAAAAATACAATAAACGAAAATTGCGTAAAAATAGATAAATCATACTGGGCATATTTAAATAATAACGTTCCAACGCCATATTTAAATAAAGATAATAATATAATATATACAAATTTGTCATCTGTATTATCAAATTTAAATATACAATATGATATTATAAGATTACATATAGTGAGCGGATATAGATTGGAACAATTAGATGGGCTTATAATAAATGTTTATATAAAATGTGATACAAATAATGATGATATACTAACATTAGCAAATCGTGTTTATATAAAGACAAAAATGGAAGAAATTATAAACACAAAGCCAATGATGATTGGAGAAAAAATCTTTGATAGATATATTGAACTATATGTCCCATCAGCATCATATATAATAAATGAATATAAAACAAATCCCGAAAATCCAAATTCAATAGGATATCAATTTTCAATAGGTAATAAAAAAATAGATATAAATAGTTTAATTTATATCGATATATTAGAAATAAAAAATATTGAAACCGTTGATAGTAATATATTCTTTAAAACAGAAACAAAATATGAAACCTCTGTAAAAAAAGAAAGTCTGTATTCAAATATATATGCTGTTGTAGAAGAATCAACAGATGGAGATTATTTTTTGTACTATGGAAAATGTGATGATAAATATATAGATGAATTTATAATGAATTTAAATTCTGCTGGCGGTGATAATATTATAATAAATGATATAGATATCTATGAGCAACAAAGCACAAATTTTATAAGAACATTTTCATTCACGCAAATTCAATCATCTGGATTTGATAAACCATTAGAATTTAGGCCATTATTAAAATATGCTGATTCAGATGTTTCATTTTCTATTGATTATACATTACGAATATTAAATCAAAATAATGGATTCCAAATAGTAAAAAAAGCTTCTACAACATCTTATAATGTAAAAAAATATGGGAAACAACAAGAACGTATAAATATTATAGAACAAAAATATCCTATAAAAATATATAACAAAATACTAAAAGAAAAACACAAGGCATTAAATTCTGTAATAACAAGTCCTATATACTTATCAAATATGCAAACTGATATGCAAAACAATATACAATCCGAAATAAAAGAAGTCGTTAAAAATGTATATGTACCTATTTATTATAATAAAACAAATATAATTGCACAGCTTGGAAGTATCGTTGAAGGATTTGATAATTATAAAAATTATTATTTTGGACAGGGAGAAGCAATGATATATATAAGCTCATTTGATACTTATCAAGAATTTTATATCAGCACATTTAATACTGAATCTGGAACATTTACAAAATTAGATATCGATTTAAACAATACATTTTTATCATTTGAAAATAAAAATAATGAAAATATATTAATACCGCCCGTGATAGATAATTCATCTTCTATGAACTCAAAAGGATACGTAAAATTTAAAATAAATGGGGAATACAAGTCCGAAATATTATATGATAAAGACCCAAAACCATTTTATATAATTTCAAAAAACGATACAAATACAACAGTTATATACAATGGATATGTATGGGATCTGAAGTATATCTCATCAGAGCCAGAAAGAATAAATAATATAAAAAATTCATTCTTTGAAATACAAAATTCATCTAATAATATAATAAATACAACAACAAATATTTCAGCAGATGAACTTCCTGTAAATAATATAAATGCCGCAAATGAATCAATAAATAATATTATAGATGCATCTATTTCTAATAATAAAATAAATAAGGTAAATAAAAAACCCAAAAAACCAAAAAAAACACCAAATAATAAAATTTATATACCAGGAGTTTCTAATGATAATTCATTAACATCTGTGAATGAAACATTTAAACCAATAGAAAAAAATAACAAAATATGATATTAAATTCTAAATCAAATCAATTTGTTTTTAATCTTCCTAATGATTTTATATTTGATGAAATCTCAAAAAAATATGATCCATATATAAAAAAATTATATACACCATTTAATAATACCATTGATTATCTAAATCATACAATACAAAGTGTATCATTACCAAACTTAAATATAGATGTTGTAGAACAAAATGTTGGGCCAATACGATATACAGGAAATATAAATGATTCTGATAACACAAAATTAACAAAAAATGAAATGAGATATCGTGATTCTGATGATCTACGAAATGTTGTTAAAGATTTGAGCATAACATTCAAACTAACAGATAGCTATTTAAACTATTGGATTTTATTTGAAAATTTAATGATGTTTAACGATGTTTCAAATACCAAAGATTATTTTTCAGATTTTATCATAAACTTTTTAAATAGAGAAGGATATATAGTACTAAATGTTGAATTTAAAATGCCAGTACTTTTAAGCATATCCGATGTAGAACTCAGCTATTCACAGGTAGCAATAGAATTTAAAACATTCACAATGGGATTTGTATATAACAATATAAATATCAATTTATTTGATGAAGATAAAATAAATAAAAAAATATAATTAAAATGTCAAAATTAAGAGAACAATACAATAGAAGAATAGAAAAAATAATACAAGAGGATAGACCTACAATACCTCCAATAGGTACAAATCATGTTGATAATGAATGGCTTGATACAGATATATATCAATCGGAATTATCAATAAACCTATCTAACGGATCATTATTTACATCCGATGGAATGTCAATAATAGAATTAAATAAATTAGATCAAATTATAGAAGGATTAATACTATCAAAAAAGTCATATCTGGAAAATACAATTACAGTATCAGATGGAACAATACTTATAAATGGCAAAAAATATGCACACAAATCAATAGAGAATGATATAATATTAGAAACCTTTCAAAGTCAATACTATAAAATAATATTTATATATGCATCTGCATCTAATATCATTGCTGATGGATACCCAGAAAATAGTGGAATAAATAAAATAGAATTTAAAACAAAAGAAGTATTAGGAACATTATCCGAGCCCAATGGAATATACTCATATGTAATAAATAATAATATAGAAAATCCAGAAAATTCAATATTGATAGGATGCGTTTTAATGCCACCAAATGATTCTCCAAATTATTTATATCCTATAAGCATATCAGATGTAAATTCTATATATCCTAAATTTAGCATATCGCCATCAGAATTTTTTAAATCATTCTATTTTAAGGTGATGCATTATAAATATTCATCATTATATCTTCCAAATACATTTATCATTGATGATGCTACAAATACAATATATCTATCAAAAAAAACATTCTATTCCAATCAAGTATCTATATTAAAAGATATAGAATTAGAGAATATTGTTCCATTACACACAGGAGAGGACTTAGAACATGAAGTTAAAAATGGAACAAACATTGGAAACGGAACCGGAGTTTTTAAAGAAAAAGTAGATCAAATATTACAATTTAGATCATTAATATCTGATGATTTAAACATTTTATTAAATGATAATGAAACCGAAATAATTTTAAATGCAAATACTAATAACATACTAAAAGGATTAACAAATATTGGAAATGGAATAGGAATATACACAGATAGAAATGATGGTATAGCTTCATTATTATCATTAACTGGCGGAACTAATATAAATATAGAATTAGCAGATAATACAATAAAAATATATGCTGAAAATATAGGACATGAATATAATTGTACAAATATAGGTAATGGATTGCAAATATATAAAGGTATTTTAGATACAGCATTCCAATTTAAAACATTAAATCTAACAAATGGATTAACAGGTATCAGTACATATAATACAATAGAAATATCAGGGGAAAATTTTATAACAGATGGCGAAAATATAGGAACAGGACCACACTATATTTATAGAGGAAAACAAAATGACAAAATAAAATTTGCAGGACTATCTGCTGGTAATAATATAAATATTCAAGAAAATGAAAATACAATTGTCATATCATTAACAGGTGATATGGGTACAATAATAGGAGGAACAAATATCGGCAGCACAGGATATGGAGTTTTTAATAATGTATCTAATGGCAATATGCAATTTAATAATATTTCGGGAACAGATACTATTGAACTAACATTATTAGATAATACAATTTATATATCATCAACAGTTCAATCTGGAATGCAAGGAGAACGAGGATTTCAAGGATTTCAGGGGCCATCAGGAATAAATGGAATAAATGGAATAAATGGAAATCAAGGATTTCAAGGACCAATGGGATATCAAGGAATTGCTGGCCCACAAGGATATGGACTAACAGGATTTCAAGGACCAATGGGACCATCAGGATCTACAAAAATAATAAAGGTAATAGATGTATATGATAAATATGGAAGCCAATCAATAGAATATGGATATCCTAAAAATATAATATTTGGAGATGTATCAAATAATACAAGCTCTGGAACATTTTTACATAATATATCAACTGGATCTATAACAATATTAGAATCAGGATTTTATAATTTTGAATATATTATTTCTGTCAATTTTGGAAATTATGAATATCCATATATATTAAAATCATATTTATACAATAAAAAAAATGATGAAAAAATATCTAATAGCATTGTTTATATGTCTGCTATTCCTAAAAATAAAACAAATGGAACGTCTGTTGGAATTTTAAAAATGATGTGCGAAAAAGGTGATGAATTTCAGGTATATTGCGAATTAGAACAAGGATCAATTGTTAAAACATTACCAAATTCATCATCATTTAAAATAACAAAATTAGAAGAAGGATATGGCCCGCAGGGTCCAATAGGTCCAACAGGAGAAGGATCTTATAATGACCCCGATTATTCAGACCCAGAACATTATTTAAATGATGGTACATTAATATATCATATTGATGATAATAAAATAGTATCATGTGTTGATGAATATATGATTCCATTAGAAATGGATGATTATAATTATTTTAATGGTAATGAAAATTATCCTGTGTTGGGTGTAAAAAATAATTGCCTAAAAAATATTGTGTTTTGGGGTAATTTTAAAATGAATAATTTATTAAAAATAAATCATTATGAATTCGAGCATTCTACCTTCAATGGAACATTAGAATTAGAAAATTGCACATATATAGGGCATAATGCTTTTAAAAATTCTAGTTTTACAAATTTAATAATCCCAAATGCTATATTTATAGGTGATGAGATATTTACAAATAGTCAGTTCACAGGAACATTTAATTGTCCTAATGTATCATATGTTGGAACTTCGGCATTTCAAAATAGTCAGTTCACAGGAACATTTAATTGTCCTAATGTATCATCTGTTGGATATTCGGCATTTCGAAATAGTCTGTTCACAGGAGAGTTTAATTGTCCTAATCTAACACAAATATATGATTATACATTTCAAAATAGTCTGTTCACAGGAGAGTTTAATTGTCCTAATGTATCATATGTTGGAACTTCGGCATTTGAAAATAGTCGGTTCACAGGAGAGTTTAATTGTCCTAATCTAACACAAATATATGATTATGCATTTCGAAATAGTCAGTTCACAGGAGAGTTTAATTGTCCTAATGTATCATATGTTGGATATTCGGCATTTGAAAATAGTCGGTTCACAGGAGAGTTTAATTGTCCTAATGTATCATATGTTGGAAATTGGGCATTTACAGGTAGTCAGTTCACAGGAACATTTAATTGTCCTAATTTATCATCTGTTGGATTTTTTGCATTTCAAAATAGTCAGTTCACAGGAGAGTTTAATTGTCCTAATGTATCATATGTTGGAACTTCGCCATTTACAAGTAGTCAGTTCACAGGAGAGTTTAATTGTCCTAATTTAAATGAAGTTTACGATTCGGCATTTACAAATAGTCAGTTCACAGGAGAGTTTAATTGTCCTAATTTATCATATGTTGGATATCAGGCATTTCGATATAGTCAGTTCACAGGAACATTTAATTGTCCTAATTTGTCATCAGTTGGAGCTTATGCATTTTCATGGAGTCAGTTCACAGGAGAGTTTAATTGTCCTAATCTAACACAAATATATGATTATGCATTTACAAGTAGTCAGTTCACAGGAGAGTTTAATTGTCCTAATTTATCATATGTTGGATATTCGGCATTTCAAAATAGTCAGTTCACAGGAGAGTTTAATTGTCCTAATTTATCATATGTTGGATATTCGGCATTTCGAAATAGTCTGTTCACAGGAGAGTTTAATTGTCCTAATTTAAATGAAGTTTACAATTCGGCATTTACAAATAGTCAGTTCACAGGAGAGTTTAATTGTCCTAATTTGTCATCTGTTGGATATCAGGCATTTCGATATAGTCAGTTCACAGGAGAGTTTAAATGTCCTAATATAACAAATATTGGTAATTATGCATTTCAAAATAGTCTGTTCACAGGAGAGTTTAATTGTCCTAATGTATCATATGTTGGATATTCGGCATTTCAAAATAGTCTGTTCACAGGAACATTTAATTGTCCTAATTTAAATGAAGTTTACGATTCGGCATTTACAAATAGTCAGTTCACAGGAGAGTTTAATTGTCCTAATTTATCATATGTTGGATATCAGGCATTTACAAGTAGTCAGTTCACAGGAGAGTTTAATTGTCCTAATCTAACACAAATATATGATTATGCATTTACAAGTAGTCAGTTCACAGGAGAGTTTAATTGTCCTAATTTATCATATGTTGGATATCAGGCATTTCGATATAGTCAGTTCACAGGAACATTTAATTGTCCTAATTTGTCATCAGTTGGAGCTTATGCATTTTCATGGAGTCAGTTCACAGGAGAGTTTAATTGTCCTAATCTAACACAAATATATGATTATGCATTTACAAGTAGTCAGTTCACAGGAGAGTTTAATTGTCCTAATTTATCATATGTTGGATATTCGGCATTTCAAAATAGTCAGTTCACAGGAGAGTTTAATTGTCCTAATTTATCATATGTTGGATATTCGGCATTTCGAAATAGTCTGTTCACAGGAGAGTTTAATTGTCCTAATTTAAATGAAGTTTACAATTCGGCATTTACAAATAGTCAGTTCACAGGAGAGTTTAATTGTCCTAATTTGTCATCTGTTGGATATCAGGCATTTCGATATAGTCAGTTCACAGGAGAGTTTAAATGTCCTAATATAACAAATATTGGTAATTATGCATTTCAAAATAGTCTGTTCACAGGAGAGTTTAATTGTCCTAATGTATCATATGTTGGATATTCGGCATTTCAAAATAGTCTGTTCACAGGAACATTTAATTGTCCTAATTTAAATGAAGTTTACGATTCGGCATTTACAAATAGTCAGTTCACAGGAGAGTTTAATTGTCCTAATTTATCATATGTTGGATATCAGGCATTTACAAGTAGTCAGTTCACAGGAGAGTTTAATTGTCCTAATCTAACACAAATATATGATTATGCATTTACAAGTAGTCAGTTCACAGGAGAGTTTAATTGTCCTAATTTAAATGAAGTTTACAATTCGGCATTTACAAATAGTCAGTTCACAGGAGAGTTTAATTGTCCTAATGTATCATATGTTGGATATTCGGCATTTCAAAATAGTCAGTTCACAGGAACATTTAATTGTCCTAATTTAAATGAAGTTTACAATTCGGCATTTACAAATAGTCAGTTCACAGGAGAGTTTAATTGTCCTAATGTATCATATGTTGGAACTTCGGCATTTCAAAATAGTAATTTTACTACAATAACAATTGGATCTTATGTTTCATTAGAAACAGACTGCATAGGTGCTCATAGTGCTGAATTTATAAGTGATTATAATGCTAATAACAAAATGGGCGGCACATATATCTGGAATTCAGAAACGAAACATTGGGTATATCAAGTATAAAAATAATAAGTCATGTCTAATGAAATACAATTAATACGTAGCATATCAAATCCTACAATAAAATTAGATGATATCATCATTCCAGACTCGTGGGAAGGAACATCATCAGATAATAAAAACATAGAGAATCAAAAAGGATATAAAATGTATGGAGATTCATTTCCATTGATAAAAATAAATGATTATATATTTACTAGTGAACAAATCATTAGAATTGAAATAAATGATAGTGAATATATACCAACAATAAATGCTACATTACTTATAAGTCAAAAATTATTTTATACAACATCATATCCAAAGGATGGAGATATAATATCTATATTTATAAGAAGCGGAAATAAACTATTAAAGCCTATTAGAAATGATTTTGAAATAATATCAGTAACAACAAATCTATCGCGTGGTGGAAATGAACTAACATATGAAAAAATATCAATATATGGAATCTTACATATTCCGGGAATTTTAAACCAGAAATGTTTTTCTGTAAATGGAACATCATTAGAAGCAATGTTAGAAATTTCAAATAAATTGGGATTAGGATTTGCGACAAACGAAACCTCAACAGATGATTATCAACGGTGGATATGTCCATATTCAAAAACAATAGATTTTATATATGACATATCATTATCATCATGGAAAAATACAGAATCATTTTTTACATTTTTTATAGATACATATTATTATTTAAATTTTGCAAATATAAATCCATTATTTTTAGATTTAGAAGAATCTGAACTTGGTATAATGACAGATGAACTGTTTTCAACAGATTATACTTCTGATGATGAGAAAGCATTATATAAGGGTAATGTCATACTTACTAATTTTTCACATTTTGAAAATAGCGAAATATTCATTAGAAACTATAGATTAGAAAACAACTCATACATTAGCAACAAATATGGACAAAAAATCAATTTGATGTTTTATGATACTATGGAACAAGAAACTGAAAAGATGTCTATAGAAACATTGATAACAAATGGAAAAGAAGATAATCATATAATTTTAAAAGGTAGACCTAATGAAAATTATTATTTAGAGCAAACAAAAACAAAATGGAATGGAGTTATCATTGATGATAATGTGCACGATATGTATAAAATTTCAAAGATGAATAATTTTCATAATAACAATCAAATAAATAAATTATTACTAAATGTGGAGATGAGTAGAATAAATTTTAATTTACGTCGTATGCAGCCAGTTATGTTACTCATATTTGTTGTAGATGATACACAACGAAAAGAATTTAATATGCCGCAATCTATTAAAAACCAATATAAAGATGATGAGATGCCATTTTCTATTGACCAATTTTTTTCCGGTTGTTATGTTATAAAAGATATAAAATATAGATATGATAGAAAAGATAAGGACAACGGAAAATTCTATCAAACGATGACCCTTATGAGAAGAGAATGGCCAAATCCAAAAATTTTAGTAAATCAATAATATTATTTAGTAGATCCTACATAAGGATATCTCAATTGTCCTTCTGCATTATCAATGATATCGCATATATGAGATTCCTGCACAACATATTGATTTAATATAGTATCTTGTTTATCAGTATTTATTGTTCTATTATATAATCTTATATTTGTTATATCCATATAAGAAGAGTTTATATAATATTTAATATTTGTGCTTCTATCTTCAGTTTCAATATCTACTAAATTTGATACCAATAATTTTAATCTAGTTGATTTTGGTTCATTTGTTTTTGGATCCCATTGAATCTTCCATATATTTATACCTAATTTTTTAAACAAATTACTTACATTTATAAATATTGAATACCATTTATCATAATTTACAGTATCCTTCAAATATGTATAATATTTTTTATCATTTAATGTGCATACAACAAATTTATTATCTATGATATCTATGCTTATTCCTTTTTTATTATTATAATCATAAGAGCAAATAAGATTAGATGTATAATATTTAGAGATATAAAGGTCAGTATAATTTTGCCAAGAAGGAAATAATAACATCATTGTATCATATATTTCCTTATTTACATCTATTTCATATTCCATAATATTAGATTGAGATGATATGCTAATTATCTTGCCAAAAATTAAAAAATTAGAATCACTTTTTCTTTTTATAATAACATCGTCATCAATGAGGCAATTCATTTTCTTATTTGTTTTTATCTTTAATTTATATAAATAATTATCATAATTAAATTCAGTTATATCATATTTGTATGATTTACATTCATTTAGTTTAAACCATGATGAATATGCAATATCTTTATTTTTGTTAAAATCATTTGCAAAAGTATATTCTATTGCTTTATTGCGTACAAATGATGCAGGAACATTACATGCTGTAATTAATTTATCATTTTCAAATTCATTATATTCATTTTCATATATGCTAAATTGAGAATTGTTGTTAAATATATCACAAATATAATAATTTTTTTCATATATAGAATTCCCATTGGAATATGAAAAGATATTTTCATTTAAATTTGTTAAGATTTTCATTGATGATTTCATCTCATATGTAATATTATTATTGTTTCTATTTAGACGGGTATAATATTTTTTATTTTTCTTAAATGTAATATTATCTATATGTAATTTTATAATGTTCTCTTTTAATGTAGATTCTAAATTATAATAATATTCTGATATTACGGTATAATAATTTACTATAGCATAATCATATATTTTCATATCATTATCTATAAAACTTCTTACAATATCTGACATTGTTGTTTTAATATTAAATTGTTGTTCATTTGTTGTATCTTTTAATTCTATGTTTGTTTCATCTAAAAATAGTTCATCAGATTTTATTGTATAAGATTCAAGAGTTTTTATATCATCATTTTTTTCTGTATTTATCTTTGGCTGCCATTTTACAAGTTGTACCTTAAAATATATAGGAGTGTACATAAAATCATTATACATGACAGAACTTGCAACCTCATATATTCTATTTGTCAATGGAAAATATACAATATCTTTTTTTTGCGGGCCAGTACCGTCTCCAAATATTTTTTGAAAATAGTCTTTATGAATATGTATTTCGAATGGTAATTCGAAGTCTATGCCAAATGGATTTACATTTAATGCTGGCTGTGGAATATTATTTTCGGGGATAACAATTTTCATCAATTTTTTATCCTGATAATCATATAATGTATACTCTTGTAATATTACATCCTGATGTTTTTTATTTGGATCTATCTTATAATAGTATACATCTATTCCAAATAAATCATTTGCCATCAAATTTAAATCTTTAAATAATGATATAGCCTTATCAACCTTGTATGGCTCAAATGTACATCCACTTTTATATATAGATTTATATGTATATAAACTATCAGAACTAACATCAAGTTTCACTTGATTATCATTTTCAAAAGAAATATAATCTAATGTAATATTATTTACCTTCAATGGACCACCAGCTAATAATATGTATCTAAATTGAAAATATACCATTTCAAATGATCCTAATTTTTTAAGAAAATCAATAGATAATTCTTGATACTCCGAATATATATTTCCATCTAATGAATATCTAAATTCTTTTTTATACATAGTGCCTATTCCCATATCTACAATATCTTCATTAATATTTGTAAATGACATAACATTCACATATGGCTCTTTTGTAGTTATAACTATATACTCACCAGACTGATCTAAAATATTATTATCCATTTATATTAAAATATTTTATTTTTTTTTTTATTTTCTTATATATATATAATAAAATATGAAATAAAATATGGATATTGATAAAAAGCAATTTAATGACAACGGATGGGATAAATATGGAAAACTTGTCCTAAATGAAATAACAAGATTGAGCAATAATTTAAATGATTTAAGTTTTCAAATACAAGATATAAAAAAAGAAATCATAGAATTAAAAGCTATTCAAGAAAAAATAAATGATATAGGAGATTGGAAATTAAATATTTCAAAAATAGTTTCAGTAAATCAATTAAATGAGATGGTAAAAGAAATTGAAGATCTAAAAAAATTTAGAACTAAAGCTACTACTATATTTACTATCACACAATTTATAATTTCAACAGCAATAGTATTATTATCAATGTTTTTAAAATAATGATTTTATTAAATATCAAAAATTATATTTATATATGCTTAAAAAAATATTTTTTTAAAAGATATATATAAATAAAAAAAATTATTATTAGCATTTAAAAATATATTTTCATGAAAATAAACAAGTCAATAAAAACCGAAAAAAATGAAAAGGTTTATTGTATGGAATCATATGCTCAAGAATCATATGAAAAATACAAATCATTTCCTTTTATAAATAAAAATTTTAAAAAAGGAGATGTTTTTAATGTGATAGATATAAAGCGAACATCTGATGAAAATTTGTTCGAAGCTGTGTGTGAAAATTATGTGAATTTATTTTTCAACTTTAAAAAAGAAAAAAAATTCTTCTCATTATATGAATTATCATATGATGATTTTATAAATTATGTAGATTCTGGATCATTTCATGAAATTCTAAAAACTCATAATTTTAAAATCATGATAACAGATGCTGAAAATATGATGGGGTCTTTCTTTGACGCACATAAAATTACATTATCAAAAGAATTTTATGATCAAATAAAAGATAATAGCATAATATATGTTGGAAAAATTGTTGATAAAAATCGCGGAGGATTTTTTGTTGATATATCAGGAATTATAACATTTATGCCTGGATCATTAGCATCTGCTAATGTATTGCTAGATTTTGATGATATGATAGGAAAAGAAATAAATGTGATGATAGAAGGATATCAAAAAGATAAAAATATTTTTATAACATCAAATAAAAAATATTTAAAATATATAATACCTATAGAAATACAAAAATTTAATATAGATGATATTTTACCCTGTAATGTCACTGGAGTATCAAAAAATGGTATATTCGTAGAACATGATTACAAATTCACAGGATTTATAAAAAAACAAGATATGTCTCAAGAATTAAGAGACAAATTTATAAATAATGATATCAAAAACGGTGATATGCTATTATTAAGTATAAAAAATATAAACTATAATAATAATAAATTAGAATTCAAATCAGTAGAATAATATAAATAACAAATTAAAAATATAGATATATGAGATTAGGATTAATGATGATTGTAAAAGATGAAAAAGATGTCATTTTGAGATGTCTAAAATCAGTATCATCAATAATAGATTATTGGACAATTGTAGATACAGGTTCAACAGATGGAACACAGAATATTATAAAAGATTATTTCAAAGAAAAAAATATTCCTGGTGAACTTATAGAAATAGAATGGAAGGATTTTTCTACATCTAGAAACGCTGCCCTTATGGCAATAGAACCTCACGTAGATTATGCTATGTGGATAGACGCTGATGAAGAATTAATAATTGATAATACAATATTTGACAAAGAAAAAACATTAAAAGGAGATGCAATAGCTATAAACACTATGTATAATGGAATACTATATTCTAGAAAAAGTATTATAAAAACAAATATTGGATATAAATGGTATGGGCCAGTTCACGAAATATTAATTAAAAATAATGAAAAAGAAATTAATGTAGCAGATGGAATATTTGTATTGGTAAAGGCAGAAGGCAACTCCTGGAAAAATATAAAAAATAAATATTCAGAACACGCAAAAATATTAGAAGAATATATAAAAATAGATGATGACCCTAGATGGATATTCTATTTAGCACAATCATATAGAGATTCAGATAATTATGAAAAAGCATTAGAATATTATCAAAAACGGCAAGAAATAAAAAAAGGACATCAAGAAGAAATATTTTATTCGAAATTTATGATGGGATCTATCTCATATATTTTAAAAAAAGATGAAAAAGATATTATATATTGGTTTCTAAATGCACATGAATTTGACCCTTTAAGAGGCGAACCAATAAAATCATTATCAAAATATTATTTTCATAAAAAAAGCTATGATAATATGTTTATATTTGCTCAATATGGACTAATATATAATATGAAAAATCCATATCCTAAACGTTCATTATTTTTAGATACAGATATATATGACTATGAAATGTTAGAAATCTATTCTATTGCATGTTATCATACAGGTAGAAAAAAAGAAGGAACTGATGTATATTGGAAAATGCGAGAACAAATATCTAAATTTCCACAAAATAGATTTACATCACAACAAATGAATATAATATATAATAATGAAAAATATTTTAAAAAATAATATAATATGAGTACATCATTTATAAAAAAAGTCACTAGCACTAATATATACACAAATACTCCTGGACAAGGAATAGATACACCTGCATTTTCAATAGAATTATCTGATTATACAGATGAGCTACAACAAAAAAATAATGATAATAATTTAGAAGACTATGATAATGAAACTTATAACTTGAAAGTAAATGATATTATATTTTTTAAATATAAAAATAAAACAAAAAAAGGAATTATAAGAAAAATATTAAAAAATGAAAATGGAAATGTTTATAAAATAACTGTTGATACAAATGAAGATAATAATACATTTGATATAAATCCAACGCAAATAATAAAAACAAAAAAACCTAATATAAACGCATCGAATGACGATGTTATATCTACACCATCAATGTCTGAATCAGAAAGCACAAAATTGACATACATAAATTCTTTTAATGAATATATAAAAAAAAGAAGATAAAAATATCTTATATAATTTTTTAATTTCAATAAATAAAAAAACTCCCATCTTTCAATGGGAGTTTTTCGTTGTATATTATATTTAATATAATACTATACAATAGAAATATTATTAGTATCAACATAAAAAGTATAATATTGAGATTCTGGAAAATGTCCAGCTTCTGTTATAGCATATCTACTTTTCACTGCTACCTTAGGACTCATTGTTGACTCAGGAATGGTTTCAAATGTTTCTGCTATTAAATATGGCATATATTTTAAACCTGGATCTTCATCTTTACCTTTTCTACCTACGCAAATTCTTGTATCAGCAAAATCCATATTAGGATCTACATAAATATTTAGACCTGCTAGACTTCCAATAGGATATAATGAACCATTATCCTGAGAAATTGTATTAGATACTGGTGCTAATGAAAATTGTGCATTATTTTGTAAAACTGTTGCTAATTGTAAATTGGTTACAATAAAGTTTCCTTGTCCGCGTCTACCTCTTTGTAAAACTATATTACTAGCAGCAAGAATTTTAGTTAATAATCTACGATGAATTGTCATTTCATTTTCATTAGAAACACCACAACTAGTAGCATAAGATGTAAACTCATTGACAGGAATATTATAAATATGACCATCTGGACCATATCCATTTTTATTATGTACACATCCTGCTGGATTTAACGAAGAGTTCAAAGTTACTCCTTCTGATTTATTCATTCTATAATTGTTGAACCAACCTAATGCGAATAATCTTGCTAAAATTTGTTTATTATTAGATTGACTTAATTCATTTATTAATGAATTTTGAACTAAACCTATTACATCATATCCATATTGTTTGTTCAAATCTTGAATTTGTTCTATTGTTACGGAGCATGCTACTTGAACAGATTTAGCTTCAATCCATTTAGTATATGTTCGTAAGCCCATATTTCTAAAATATGTATTTTCGCCTACTCCACGTTTCATACCATCTGGAAGACCTTGGTCTGCTTCATTCCATGGCCCATACCAATCATTTGAATCTGTTGCTCCAGCACCAGCAAATCCTTCAATATGATCTTCTAATGCTTTTACCAATGAAATTTGATTTATAGTAATATTTAATGCAGTTCCGCCAATAGATATTGTTCCACCAATTAAATCAGTTAATACAGGAGCAGTTTCTAAATTTGATATAACTCTAAAAATAGGATCTCCATCGTATCCAGAATTACCGACAAATTTAACGTCAATAAAGTTACTACCATTTGTTATTCTATATGTAGTACCAATGGTAGCATATGTTGCTCCTTTATTAAACCAAGATGATTCAGATCCGCCTAATATTGTTTTGAAAATGCTTGGTTTTGAAAATGTATCTTCTCTACCACCACCATATACATAATCTAAATAGACTAATGTACCAGCTGGGTTTTGCATAGGAATTACATTGACTAAATCAAATCCTATTGTTCTTTTGGCAACTTGTAATGCCATAGGTAATAACATTGGAAATTTATCACCTGACCCGGAATCACCATAGACTCCGCCGATAGAACCTGGAGTATATACATTACCCATAAAACCGGCAATATTTCCAGCAGGAGGCATACCTAACATAGAAAAGTTTGCGCTTTCATTTAATGCGTGATAATGACAATATTTTGACATCCACGACATTTTATATGGGTCTGCAATTCCAAGTTCACTTTCTAATAATGGAGACCATGTCTCCAAAATTTGAGATTCATTAATATTCATAATTTTAATTTTTTTTTGATTTGTAGAGCTCTAAATATATCTATTAATATCTCTCTATATTAATAGACCACAATATCTGTGTTTTTATCACATAAATAAATTCTATTATTTTATTTATGCTTTTATTTATATAAACTATCTTCTTTTTTTGATAGTTTTTTAAAATTTATTTTGTTTATTTAATATTTTTTTAACATTATTTATATATTCTGTCGAATATCCATTTTGATTATCATTAGTTTTATTTTTTTGATAATTTTTACTTTCGTTGATATTTACAGATAATTTTTTAGATCTTAAAGCAGGAACAACGTATTTATTCCAAAATGCAAGAGCTTTTTTTTCATCTGATAAATCATAATACTTACATTTAGCTATTATAGGTTTCTTAACATCATCTGATAGATCTTCCCATATATCTTTTTTGTCATCCGATAAAAATGATATCCATTTTTCGCAAGATTCATCTGAATCAATATCATTATTTTCAATTTCATTTAGATTAGATTTTTTATTATCATTTTTTGATTTATCTTGTGAGCTATCATCCTTTGATTTATCTTTTGAATTATTATCTATCAATGGAGAAACATATATATCCCAAAAGTTTTTTACATTGTATGAATTATTAAGATCATAAAATTTTGATCTAGCCTCTATTGTATTTTTTAGTTCATCATAAAGATTATCCCATATTTTTTTCAAATCACTTGATAAGAAGTCTTGCCACGGTCTATGTTTATTTGAATTTTCATTGTTTTTTGTTTCTTTATTTATATTTGTAAGATCGTCTATTTTTTTAGATTTTACCTCTTCTAAAAGTTTGTCGATTCTATTTACAATTTCTGTACCTTGCTCTGATAGATTTTCATCTATATTTAGAATATTAGAATTATTTTTTTCTAATTTATTATTATATTTTTTATTTATAATAAAGTCGTCATTAGATAATTGATTATTTACGCTTTCAGCAACATATTCAGAATATAAAATATTTTCATTGAGATTTTTCTTTAAATATTCAGAATATGCAATGATAGTATTTATTTCTGTTTCTATATTTTCCTTTAAATAATTAGAATAATTTATGATATTATTTGTAGATTTTTCTAAATTTTTAATATCTGATTTATTTTCATCCGTTATATTTATATATTCATTTATTTTATCTTTTATATATTCTGTATAGTTTGTATTTTGTTCAAGGCATTCCTTTAAATAATTACAATAAGCCATTATATTTTTTAGTTGTTGATCTACTTGATTGTCATTTAGACTTTCATTAACAACATCTTTTACATAAGATGTATATTTTATACTATTATCTAATTCTTTTGATAAATATATAACATAATCTTTTAGTTCATTTAGTTTTTTATTTTCTTTAAGATTTTTATTTAAAGATTGTTCTAATATATTAATTTTTTCTTCTAGTCTATCAATATTATTATATTGATTATTTTCATTAATATTATTTTCAAGATTTTTTAATCTTTTTGTTATTTTATCAAAATCTTCTTTTAAAAGAAGAGTATAATTATTTAATTCTTCTTCTGTGACATAATTGCTCATATTATTATTATTTTTATTTGAAGTAAAATCATTTTTAATTGATTCGATAAATTCTGGGTTTTCATCAGTTATATCATATATAGCTATATTATCATCATATATTCCCAAGCTTTCATTTATTTTTTTTAGTCCAGCTTCTTTAAATCCAGGATCTGCAACTAAATCATATGTTTGAAGCATTTGTATTTTTACTTTTTTATCTGGCTTTACAATGCCTACAGCTCGTGATGATATGCTTAGTGTTACTCCGGATTCAACTAATTTTTTTGCAATTTCTCCTTGCGGGGTATTTAATAGTCTAAGTCTTCCTCGTATAGTTCTTGTATTTTTGTCATACTCTATGCTTTCTATTTTATGAGATACCTTGCTTAAAGATATTTCTAAACGATCCGGATGGTCAAGTTCTCCTAATAAATTATTTTTTTGTATTTTCTCCTGTAATCGTTTTAAATGAGGAAAATATTCATCTTCTTCATATATACGATTATTATTATTTAATTCTCCAAATTTAGCAAACACACCCTCTAAAATAATATCATCATCCGAATCTTTTTTATATGCTAATGGAATATTAGCATCTTCTAATATTAAAACTAATTTTTCATCATTTTTCATTTATAATAATGTTTTTATATATATATATTAAAAAAAAATATTTTTTTTTAATATTTTTTTAATATTTTTTATTATATATATATATATATTAAAAATAAAAAAAATGATAAATAATAATAAATTTATATTCGAAAGCATTATTTACAATTATAATGAAAAAACACAAAATATTCAAATAAATGATAGTCAAATAAAAATTGTAAAAAAAATATACGAAAGCATACAATATGAAAATGTTCATTTAATATGCAATTTTCTATATTTTAAAAGGCATAATGAAGAAAAGCAAGTAAGATATCTATTAACAAATGGAACAAAATCAATAGGAATAAATTTTATATTAAATACAACTAAAATAAATAGTTTAGATTTTTATGAATCATTAAATGAAAATAATTATTATACAATATATAATATTGATAAAAATTCTATTCCATTAATAATTACTAATTTTTTTAATGATACTATATCTACAAAAACATTAGATATTAAAGTTTCTATGTCTGACAATACTACCAAAAAAGAGATAAAACCAGATGAAGAAATAAAAGAATCTTTATATGAATATGGAAATCCAACAGTAGTATTTAAAAATTTAGATTTATATGTTCAACTTATAGTAAACACAGAAACAACGTCATTGATAATAGCAGGACAGCCTGGAGTTGGCAAAACATATACTGTTACAAATTCTCTTGAAAAGTATAATGCAGATTATATAAAAATAACAGGAAGATCAACTGCACATGCATTATATGTGGCCTTATATGAAAATAATGGAAAAATAATTCTTTTTGATGATTGCGATAAGGTATTATTTGATACAGATGCAATAAGTATATTAAAAGCAGCATTAGACAGTAGCCCTAAAAGAAAAATTTCTTGGCTGTCAAAAGGAGAAATTAAGTCTGATGATGGGAAAATTATTCCAGATTCATTTGAATTTACAGGAAAATGTATTTTTATAACAAACTCTCCATTGAAAAAAATTGATCAAGCTTTATGTTCAAGGAGTATGGTAATAGAGGTTGCATTTACCCCAGAAGATATGCTCAAATATCTCAATACAATTGTTGAAAATATTGATATAGATTGCCCGAGTGATGTAAAACATCAAGCATTAGATTTTATTGCTATAGCATATAGACAAGGATATGATGTTGAATTAAGTGTGCGAAGTATCATAAAGGCAATTCATATAGAATCTCTAAATATATCTATAACAGAAATGTATAATCTTATTGTACAACAATGTAAAAAAATACAAAAATAAATATATGAAAAATAATGATAAAATATATAATCAAATAAATGAAATTTATAATAAATATTATAAATATGATTTTAATGAAAATGAAGAACTATACGAAAAAATAAATATTTTAGAAACTATATCAAATCTGTTTAAATCAGTATCAAATTGGATAAAAAGAAACTTCTCTCCTAAAATATCAAAAATACATGATCTTGCTGATCAATATGAAAAAGCATTATATGAAGAATATAAACGGCAATATTTAGAAAATGATGCTGCTAACTATTATAGGGCATCAAAACTTTATTATGATGATCTCAGTATTTCTAATGATATTTTAGAAAAAATAGAAAATTTAGTTGGAGACGATGACTACTTTAATAAATTAGCAAAAAATATAATCAATCAAAAAAAAATAAATGTAAAAGAAAAAATTTTAAATGAAATGAAACTTAAGGCATCAAAAGATTCTGATAATCCTAAAAAAATTGATGAACTATCTAAAAAAATAAAAGAAAAAAAAGAAAATGTTATACGCGAATATGATGAATTAATTTATAAAAATAATAATGAAATAAAAAAATATGAAAATCTTATAAGTAATTTAATAAATCAAAAAATTAAAAAAAAAGATAATATCTTTTTAGAAATGTTTTTTTCATCTCAAAATAATTTTGATGAGAACAAATGCTATTCTTTTTTATATTCTATAATACTAATGTATGAATCATCATCTGAATATCAAAAAAATACAAAAGAAAAAAATACAATAGACAATAACACATTTATAAAATTATATAATGATTTTACTAAAGAAATAATGAACATATATGATAAGTATAATTCTAATAATATAGAAATAATATCATATGATGATATAATATCAAATATTATAAAAAATATTAATTTTAAAAAAGAAAAAAATAAATTATCAGAATATAGTATAAATGATTTATTTAATGATGTCAAAAAACATATATATCTACTATATAAAAATAAACATCAAGAGTTATTAGATAAAGAACTAATAACAAAAAATACAGAAAATCTTATCAATATAGACAATCAGAATATAAGTAAAAATGATAAAATAGATAAAAATGATAAATATGATTATACAAATAAAACATTATCTATTGATGATGTTAAAAAAAATATTTCTGATGAAAAAAATGTAAAAGATGATGATATTAGCATAGAAGATGCTAAAAAATATATAAATGAAAAAATAACAAATTTTTTTGAAAATGAAAAAGATATAATCATAGAAAATATAAATCAAAAAATATTAAATATAAAAAATGAAACAGATCAAAATATAATAAATAAATATAAAATATTAAATGAAAATTGTCAAGAAATAAACATTACATTAGAAAAAGATGAGAAAGATTATGAATATTTAAAAATTATGATATTTGAAGACTTTCCTCAAATTGCAGGATTACTATATTTTCAAAAATTTTTGAATTTTTATAAAAATCCAAACTATAAACAATATACTAGTCTTATTATATCTGATAATTTTTGCAAATACATATCATACATAATATTAGCTAAAATTACAGATATAAAAAATGTTAAAAAAAATTTATCAAAAAAAATGTCGCAAGATGCTATTAGGAAAGTACAAAAATATTTAAATGAAATAAATAATAATAAAAAAAAATAAAAATATGCAATATGTAAAAAGTTTTAAATTTTCTTCAGATAATTTTTTAAATGAAGAAATATTATTATCATCAGAAAATGATATAGAAAAAATAAAAGAATTATTTTCTGATCCTGAAAAATTAGAAAATGAGATTTATAAAAATATAACTAATAACAATGATATTAAAATGTTTAATAACAAAAATATTAAAAAAGACGAAATAATATTTATTTTTTTAAAAAGTGAAGAAAATAATGTAATCTTATGCGCTAAAAAACTTTGTGATTTAGATAATGAATTATCTCTATATTTATTAATTGGATGTAATGACGAAAATGTCATAAAATCTTTTACTGGTGATACAAATATAGAAAGCTTATCAAAAAATGAAATTATGATTATAATCAAGGACATCGTTAAAGAAAAACCATTAGAAATAAAAATTTTTAAAAATATTATGAAAGATGAAAAAAGTTATGTATCACAATTTCCAATAGCCGGCGTCATTAAAGAAATAAACATAAATTTAAAATAAAAAATTAAAAAAAATGACCCCAGAACAATATAAAGACATAATTTGGAAAATATTATCATTGTTAGAAACCGTTATGATTGACGCTGGTGGTGTTTCAAAAGAAACTGCAAGAAAAATAATTTTAACTATATACAAATCTATCACAGGAGATACATCAATATAAATTATAAAAAATTATAGTTTTTTATATAATATAAAAATCACAAAAATATGGAAAACAACAAAACCCAAAATTTAGAAAATGCTGAAAATAATGAAAAAATAGAAAATGAAGTTTCAGCAAATGATAATGAAAAAAAATCAGAACCGGTAGAAATACCTGAAAAATTGACGCAGCAACAAGCTCTTCAAGTTTTAATAGAAGCAGCTAGGGTATCTCAAAGTAAAGGAATATTTACATTAGATGATGCCGAATTAATAAACAAAGCTATCAGGGCATTTATTCCGCAAGGACCAATTCCATCTAAATAATTACATGGGCGAAGTAAAATTAAATGTGTATCCATCCTTTGACAATCATGCTGATATAATTGTCAAAGGATGGAAACCACTTCGCATTTTATATTCATACGAACGTATATCAACAGCAAATTTTCTATTTTGGAAAATAGAAAATACAGATAAAATATTTAAAATATTAGATACAGACTTATATAGATATTCTGGTACAAATCTTGTAAATCATTTTAAAGACACATTAGAAAAACTTCGAGAAGATTATCTAATATGGGAGAAATTAGGATTTCCAGAAGAATGGATGAAAGATTATGAAAAAAATTATAAAAATTTGATATATAAATAAAAAAAATATGGATTTAAACTTATATATTTCAATAATCATTGTTGATGAAGATGATGATAAAAATGTAAAAAAAATAGGATTGTATAAAAATTCAAATACATTGCAATCTGTTCAAATGAAATTTGATTACTCTGAAAAAAATCTTTCTAAATTCATAGCTAATAAGCTATATACAGATTATAACATAGAACTAAAAGATATAAATGATTTACTTTATATTGACCATTTTGCGGATGCAAATGAAAAAATTATAATCTATTGCTTTAAAATTAATAGTAATAAAATAAATAACAAAAAAATAAAATTATGTGATCTAAATATTTTAAAAGATATAAAAGATATTATAACATTAGCAACAATATACACATATTTAAAATCATTTATAGAATAATGGAAATTTGGATATCAGACACATCTTATTCAATATTAAAAAAGTCAAATACATATATCAAGTATTTTGGAAAAATTGATGTTAAAAAAATTTATAATGAGATTGGATATAAAGATATAAATGATATTGACAAATATGATAAATATATAATAAATAAAGAAATAAAAAAATGGTTTGTGTTTTATAACAAAAACAAAAAATTTTTTAGAATATTATATATTGTACCAAAATATAAAAAAAGCATTTTAAAAAATCTAATAAAAATTATAAAAAAAGAAAATCTAAAATACGATAAAATATATCTATATAATAAAGATACAAATACCTTTGATCTTATATATGAACTATAATTAAATATTTTATATAAAATAAAAAATCAATAAACTTGTTAAAAAATTTTCAATTGTTATAAAGAATATGACAATTATAATACTATAGAATTTCTATATCAAATATTAAAAAAAGATTTCATTTTACAGTTTGCGAGTCATAGTAATCAGCTCTAAAAGTAAATCCTGAAATAGTATATATTCCAGATGATGTATAATCTAGATCAATAGCAGGAATGTTTGTTGTTGGAAATACAACTGGAAATGTATATTCACGAATTGTAACTCCTTCTCTATTATACAAAATAATTTTCATTGGTCCGCCAGCATAATCGCTTTTCATATGCATTTCTCCACTATATGGATCGAAAATTAAATTACACCATTCCTTTAATGCTGAATATACGTATATTGAATTATTTTTATTTATATTTACCTCAAAATCTATTGTTATATCAACATATGTGGTATCTAATTTAGATGCGGCATAAGATCTTGTCCATCCTTTATATGTTTGCGTTATTTCTGCCCCTGGTATTTTATCTATATCCAATCCTCCAACTTTAATAACTTGTTCCATCATTAACTCTCCTGGCCAAGAGCTTTGCATTATAAGAGGTGGGGTAACTGCAATATCAAATAAATTTGTATAAACAGGCTCGTACATTCCCATACTAGCCTCTGAATTTTTATAATGTGGTAATTTTGCCATAATATTTATTTTTTTTTAAATTAAAAATCCTTTTGTTTTAATTTCTCCTGTTTTATATATATGAATTCTATTTATAATTTTTTGCATACCTCTTACAGGTTCAATAGCTATATCAATTATTGCAAAAGACTGATCAATAATATCTGGGGTATTATTTGTTTCATTCATAATAACTTGATATGTATAAATACCGCCAGCTGAAACAACATTTTCTAAATATGATTCAACTAATGCTCGTATTTGCATTCTTAAATAGCTTGTATTTGCTTGAAATACATAATTATGTAATATAGATTCGATATTTTCTTCTAATGTTATTAACAAATCTCTAACATGAAGATTATTATATGCTGATAGAACTCTTTGATATCCGCTCTGATTTCCATATATCATATATCCAATACCATTTTTATATACAATTGGATTTATTCCAAATGGTTCTAAGTATTCTCTATCAGAATCATTAAAATTATATTCTAATCCAACAATATTAGGATTCATTAAAACACCAGTTTTTGGTCCAGCTACAATTGTAAATGGATGCCCATTCATAAATTTTCTAATAAAATTATTTGATACATCTGCTGCTGGAGGAATATTTATATTTTTGCCATTATATTTAATTGTCAAAAACGGGGCAAACATTCCTTGAAATTTAGCTCCATCTTCATCACTAGGTAATGAAAACCTAAATGAAGGAGAAAAGTCTAAATTACCGCCATCGGCTATATATTTGCAATTTAATATTGGAACTGGATTAGCTGATGTTGGTTCATCTGTAAATCTTGGATCTTTGGATTCTTTAAATAATTTAATAGATGGAGCATTTAATAATGCCATACATGTTAATCTATTCTTTGCCAATTTTGTCAAATAATTTTTAGGAAATGAATTTTCTTGCAATCCACCATCAAATGTATCTACTATATATCTAAACACTATGAGATCACGATCAGACAATGCATTGAATAATCCAGAAACATTTGGGTCTAGCATTCCATAAATTTTTGCTAATTGTTTATTAGTTCCATCTGGTAAATGAAATTTAGTCAATTTAAATCCATTTAATAAAAATGGGTTATATGATGTAGCTGCATCGTCAATATTTTTATATCTTATAACATATTGCTTATTATTATTTGTATATGTATAAACTCTTTGGTTCACCTTTATTAGATAATCGCCATTATGAGTAGTTCCATCATATATTTTCTTTTTTGAAACAATTTTAGTTAATATGCATCTTGACATATCTCCTGTCATCATAGGATCAGATAATATATATTGTCCTATACTGAAATCTTTTTGATATGCTTCTTTTACATAAAATTCTGTATGAGTAGAGTTAATATCATTTATTTCTATAGATTTTGAATAATCACCTACTAATGAATATATTCTAAGAAGATTTAATGCTGATCCCGATTGTGTATTATCATAAATTTCACCAAATCCCCAATCTTTAGTACTATCAAAATTTTGATATTTTAATTTTAATATATTTATTCCATGTTGATCTTTATCAAATGAATGTATTACATTTAATTTTTCAGAATGTAGATAGCAAAGATCCCCATCTGTTAATAGTCCGTTCTTAAAATCTTTATATAATTTAGAACTTTCATATGCAATATAATAATTATTTAAATTATCATAAACAAATTTATCTGGTTCAATATATATTGTTAAAATTGGATTTGATGGTTCTACTGCGTCAAATTTTGATCCATAATATAATTTATATGTATTATTAATATAATTTATATATTCTCCTCCAAAATATTCATGAGTACTTATATCAACAGTTAATTCTGTATTAGTACTTCCAGTTACTCCTACAACTCTAAAATAATATATATTATTTGTATTTGATGCAAAAACCCAATCACCTTCTGATATTGTTGTAGTTGTAGTTGTTGCGCCAATAACAATTTTTCCAGATGTTGGATCAGTATTTAAAATTTGATAAAAATCATTTCCTTCTGTATATTTATCTGGATGAGATATTCCTAATTGCAATATTTTTTCATTATTATTATTTACAATTATATTTTTACTTATTATTGTACAATATTTACCTGTATATTCATTTTTTAATATAGATTTATTTGCTTCAATTTTCCCAAATTCAAAAATATCACTATCATTAAAATATTTTAAATTTATATTCAAAACATTATTAAATTTACCATTATTTCCTAGTCCATAATAAGATGTATAATAAAATACGCCATTATTTTCATTTAAATGATAACAATTTAATGATGCAGTATAGCCTTTTGGTGGAAGATTATCTGTAGGATTTAGTCCAAAATCATAAACTATTTTATTATTTATTTCTGAATGATCTATATTTTCTTCATAATCTAATGATTCTTTTATATTTATATTATATGATAAAAAATTAATTTTTTCTGCCTCATATTGTATCAATGTATGTCCAACCATATCTATTCTTCCAGATGTATTATAATCATCGGGGTCGTAGCTATCTAATGCACTTCTATTTAATTCACAAAAAATACCTGTTGATTTATAATTATTATTTATAATTGTATCTATAGAATAATTAATATTGTTGTTATCAATCAAATCTGGTATTATGGAACCCTGAAATTTAGCTATCAATGTAACAGATTCATTATTTATAAAGTTTACAAATTTATCTTTTTTTAATCCTTTCAAATCAAAATATTCACCAAAAACGCTATCCTGAGAAAGCTGATATAAATTTGTCCAATCTCCTTTTATCAAATATACATCAACAAAATAATCTGAAATATAATCATATTCTTTTATAAATGCAGGAATTTCTGATTGCCCAAACCACTCTTTTGCTGTTATATCAAATCCTATTAAATCTGTAGATTTAGTTATTATAATAGTTGTATCGGTTTGACCTAGATTAACAAAATTAAATATTTTTCCTTTATTTGGAGACATATCGTCATTTACAATAGCATTAAAATAATTAGTATCAGGAAACCAAAATCCTTCTTTATTAAAAAATGAACTATATAATTCATTTTTCTTATTACCATTTTCTTCTGATGCACTTAATGAAAATGACATATAAGGAACCATATCAACAGGATAATTTTCATCTTGCCCATTATTTATAGGTAATAAATTCAAAGCAAAGCAAGGAGCAGTCTCAAGACATGTGAACAAACTTCTATGAAAAAACGACCCCTTATTTTCTAAATCCCTATCAATATCACCATATACTTTTTTTGCAGTTTTTATATCTTCTATATAAACAGGTGCATTAGGAATTCCTTTTTTAGAAAACCCAACGACTAATCTAGTAACTTGCGGATTTACACGTGGAACTTCTGTGTTGTCATATTCAAGAGTATAAACACCAGATGCTTTATATTTAGATAAATCAATGCTTATTTTTGCCATATTATTATTTTTTAATATATATATATTTTTTTTAAAAAAAAATTCATTATTATTAAAAAAAATCCCGAGATTTTATATCGGGATTTTAACAAGCAAAAATATTATTACAACAATTTCATATTTTATTTATTTTTTTACAATGGATACCATTGCCATTGATTATTTTCTAATTTATAATCACCAGATTTTTTACCATTATCATCATAATATTTAATAAAATTATTCCAATCATCAATTTTATTATAATCACCATAAATTATTTTAATATTATTTAATATTTTTATTTTTTTTAATGGATTTTCTTCAAATGCACAGTTTCCAATATTTTTTAATTTTATACAATTTGACAAATCTAATATCTGAATTGGATTTTTATAAAATGCAAGATATTCTATTTTTTCAATATTATCAGGTAATTTTAAATGTTTAATTTGATTTTTATAAAAAACAGATCCCCCAATATTTTTTAATTTTATACAATTTGATAAATCTAACATCTGAATTGGATTTTTATAAAATGCAAGATATTCTATTTTTTCAATATTATCAGGTAATTTTAAATGTTTAATTTGATTTTCCATAAAAGCACATTCTACAATATTTTTTAATTTTATACAATTTGATAAATCTAATATTTGAATTTGATTATATCCAAACGCTTGATATCCTATTTCTTCAATATTATCAGGTAATTTTAAATGTTTAATTTGATTTTCTAGAAAAGCATATTTTCCAATATTTTTTAATTTTATACAATTTGATAAATCTAATATTTGAAATTTAGATTTACGAAATGCACATAAATCTATACTTTTTATATTTTGTGGTAAATATAAAAATTTTAAATTATAAAATTCAAATTGATTTTCTTTTATACTAATCAATTTATTAAATCTAAATAAATCTAGAATATTTTGATTTTCAAATAATGTTTTTATTTCTTTAATTTCTGTTAAATCATCATTAAAATTAAAGCTATTCAATACTAAATACTTACTTTTTCTCATATTTTATTTTTTTGATTTTGATTCCCATTTTCAATTTCACAATTAAAAATAATATAACTATTTTCATTATTAAAATACATAATATCTTTTAGATCATCAAATTTTATATTTATTTTTAATTGATAATTTTTGTAATAAATATTTGATATTTTAAAATATTTTGATATATTATCATTTTTTAAAAGTATATCATCTCCATTGAATAATTTATTTATATAATATTTATCTGTATCTATTGGAATTATTGTTATTATTGCGGTATTTTTATTTTTTATTATTATTTCATCAACATATATTTTAGGATTTAAATTATTTTCTAATGATGTATTTGGTAATAATTCATTAAAATCAGAAGATGTTAAAATTTTTTTATCGCTCATTTTTTAAAATATATATAAAAATTAAAAAGATATTTTTATTGAATTAGAAGCATTTGATTTTAATATAGACGGTAGAGTAGCAGATAATGTTGAAACTCCTCCTAATGATGCTATTGATGTATCGATTGATGATGCTAATGCTGTCAATATATTAGAAAGCATTGAAGAATTTATAGCAGGAGATAATAGTCCCTGACCTATTTCAATATTTGCAGAGCTCAATGATATTTTAGATGATTTGATATTTATATTATTAGTTGTATTTATAGTTATATCGGATCCATTTATTTCAATTTTAGAATTAGAATTTTCTATAATTATAGTATCATCATTTAATTTTATTTTTAAATCATTTTTATTTTTTATAAAAATATTTGAATCTTTATCAATATTTATATTAGCATTTTTGCTAAATATATCTATACCATTTTTTTGTGTATATAATATTTTAGTATTTTCATCTTCATCATATAGTAATACATGCGCATTTTCGTAGCTATCTTCAATTTCTTTTAATAATGATTTATTAAGTTCCTGAATACAAATATATTCTGGGCTATAAATATCATTTCTATTAAAAATTACCTTTACCTTAGTACCTTTTTTGGGAATAGAAATATTACCGCCGCCATTATTACCGCCAAATACATTTATTGTATTTGGATATGCCCACGGTAAATCATCTATTGGAATATCTTTTTTATCAGAATTCAAATCCCATGAACCATCAAAAACGCCATATACATATATTTTGCATCTTCCTTTTTTTAATGGGTCTTCATTATCAACGATTTCTCCCAAATAAACTCCGGATATATCATCAGAAAATTCTTTTAAAAAACTTTTTTCGGACATAATTTATAAAATTTTATTTATTTGATCTGGTATAAATGATGTTAGTCCTTCTCTTGTAACTTGCTTTACAGCTCCTGGCGTTGTATTTTCAAATATTTTGCCTATGCCTATATTTATTGCGTCGACGCCTATGTTTAAAATTGAATGCTGTAAATTACTACGATTTAATTCCTTGCTTTTTTCTAATTGTTCAATATATGCCTGTGCAGAAGCTGTTTTTTCTGAATATCCTTCTGAAACTGGATATACAGATTGTCTTTTTTCTGCAAAAATACCATCGGCACTATGTGTTATATCATTTCTTTCCTGTACTGGATGCCTTTCTAAATACAAATCTGGTAATTTATCTAATTTTATAAAATCATTATTATACATATTCATTATATCATATTCATTAAAAAGTGTTTTCATTATATATTCTCCTATGACAAAATTAAAAAATGGATAATGAGATACCTTATGAACACGATTAGGATGTATTATCATTTTTGCTGTTGCAGGAGCAGAAACATCTGAATTAGATATTGTTGTCATCCAATCTGGTTCTGTAGAAAAGAAATCAAATTCGCAATCATGCAATTCAAATTCATGAACCGTAACGGCTTCAAACTCATATTCAAGTTCTTTGACATTTATATCTTTATCATTTAATAGCATTCCTCCAACACCACCAAATGTATTTATAAATTGATTTCCAGCAGTTACGTATGTATCTAATGAACCCATACTAACAGTAGAATCCAAGAATTTATGTCCTTCATTCCAATAATCCTTACCACGAGTCATTGGGTCTTTTTTATTTTTTATAGGAACATTATATTTTAATAAGCTCGCTAATTTTCCGAAGGTTGTATTAAATCTTCTAAATTCTAGTACATACACATTCATATTAAAAGTTCTTAAATTAACAGGTAGTATTTCTTTCATAGTTTCCATATCATATGCCATATTTCTATATAAATCAGCCAAAAAAGACATTCTCATATCAATAGATTCTAAGCAGTCTATTGTTATATTTTTTTCTTTTGCTCTATATGAATTTGCCTTATCTATTTTATATAAATCTCCAAGTCCAGATATTGATTGAAAAAACCACGGCGTCTTTGTTTGTAATTTATATAATGTGCTTGCAAATGCTTGCAAATATGCACATCTTTTAGGGGATCCTATGTTATAAAGATAATCTATAGCACTATCTAAATATAAATTCATATCATTTTTATTAGAATTAAATGGTCTAAATAATCCTCCTGCGGATATTACATCTGGCTGCAAGCTCCATCCATTATCGGGAAAAAAATCCAATCTAAATGACATATATGTAGGATCTTGTGCTTCCATAAACATATCTGGTTGTCCAACATTACTATTATATGTCAAAAAGTCTCTTGTTACTTTATCTAAAATAGGCATATATTTTTTTAATATATATATTTTTTATAAAAGTTTATCAAAAGAAAGAGAAAATGGACTATCTACATTAAATATTTTAATATCTGATGAATATTGTTTATATATTTTATATCGTTCTACTCCGTGCTTATACAAATAATTTTTATTATTATTAAATGATAAATTATCAACAAAATCTATAATATAAAAATCAGATTTATCTTTTAATTGTCTCATTCCTCTTCCTATTGACTGCTTGACAAGAATTTCTGATTTATATGATTCTGCAAAAAATATATAATGAATATTTTTAATAGATATTCCTGTTGCAAATGTTAAAAATGATGCTATAATGACCTTGTTATTTCCGGTTTCCATTTCGCTTTGATAATATGATCTATGATCTTGTTCTATGTTCCCATCAACATAATAGCATATTTTATCTGTATTATTTTTTAGATATTCATATATTTTATATCCATATTTATTTTTTATATCAGAAAATAAAACCATTGAATTTTTATCTGTTTCTTCAATCATTTTTAATATGAAATTCAATCTCTCATTATTATTTAATACAGTTACTTTTTCATAATAAAATGCCTTGCTTTTTTCCAAATTTTTATTTGTTCTAAGATTAAATAGTGTTTCAGAGATATCCTTTCTATTATAATTTAGCATCACAATTCTAAATTTTGCAAATGGAGCAAATCCTTCTTTGAATAAAAAATCTGGTGATATACGATTTAATACGGGGCCTAAAAGAGATAAAATAGTATAATATTCTGCTGTATTATCTTTTATAATAGTTCCAGACATTCCAAATTTATAATTTACGCAACTACATTTTTTTATTATATTTCTAATAGATCTTGCTCCTGCTTTGTGGCATTCATCAACATATATGACATCAAAATTTGACAAAAATTCTTTATCAAATTTTACAATAGACTGATATGTCCCTATAACAACATTTGGGTCTTTAGATATGATCTTTGAATTGCTATATATCAATGAAAAGGATAAATCCATTTTATCATTATTATATTTGATAAATTCTTCCATCATCTGCGTTGTTAATATTGTTGTAGGAACTATTATCAAATATTTATTTCCTAATGAATGTGTTTTTATATATGCAAAAACAATAAATGCTATTAATGTTTTGCCAGCAGATGTTGTAACAGAAGATGTACAGTATTTATATTTTAAAATATCATATGCTGTTTTGATTTGATAATCACGAGGTTTGATATCATTATCCTTAAAAAAATCATTTACCCATTCGATAAATTCATTATAATCTATTGATAAATCAAATATATTTTTTAGCCCCTCTATTTTCAAATCTATAGAATATGACTGACATATATTATAAATTTCATTCCAAAGGCCTATTGGAGCAGAATTATATTTAAAAAAATTTACATATCCATCCCATTTATTTGCTTTTACCAATGGATTGAAATACCAATTTTTTATTCGTTTTTTCAATGAATCTTTTAAAATGCTTAATTCATAATCATTGGCTTCTTTAACTTTTATATATTTTTTATCGGAAGTTACATATAAAATCATTTTAATAATTATTTATTAATATATATTATATAAAAATATAATTTTTTTATAATTGATGCCATTTCCAATCAGCATCTTCTAATTTATAATCATAATATTTTTATTATTACAATATTTGATAAAAATATTATACATAATTTCTAAATAAATATTATATAAATACAATTAGTAAAAATTATTAAACTTCTATATAAAATCATTTATAAAATAAAAATACTATAAAAAATTAAAAATTTTTTATATATATATAATAAAAAATATTATGAAAAATAACAAAAAAGTAAAATTATACGAAAATAATCGCTATGATTATTTAGATCAAAACATTGATATATCTGATATAAATGATTCAAATTATAATAATTTTACATCAGATGAAATAGCATATTTATTAGGAAAAAATTATTATGATAATTTTTATAAAAATCATAAAAATAAAAATATTGTTACAATTTATGATGATGATTTTAATATATTAGCTTTAATATTCTCTGAATCTATAGATGACTGTAAAAAATATAATAATGGGGCTCCTCAATATTTTAATTATATAAAATATGAAAGCCTAAAAAAATATTTAAAAAATTATACGCCAGAAACAATTTTATTATTTTATACAGATATCTATAATAAAAATAACTATTATTCAACTAGACAATTTATTCATAAAAATAATTCGGAAAATATAGATTCTTATATTACAATATATATTAACGATGAATCTGATATTTTAACATCACAACGAGTATCTTATATAACAGAAGTAAGTGACTGGACATTTTTAAAATATGTTATTAAAGAAATAGAATCAATGATAAGTATTATGGAAGAATAAAAATTAAAAAAAAATATCAAATATGAAAAAAAACATAGAACCAATTTTATCATTTAATGATTTTATAAAAATAAATAAAATCAACGAATATAATAATGAAAATTTAATATCAGAAAAAGAGTTTGAAAAAATAATAACAAAAACATTTGAATCATCTTTATGGGATTTTTGGCCAGATTCTGATGTAATAGATGATGAACAAATGTATATTTTATATTTTTTCGATAAAAAATACAGTAAAAATAATAAAACAACTGTATTTGTTGAAAATAATAATACATTTCCATATGTCATAGATTCATTACTCAATCTTGATGAATATCAAAATGAATTTAATGAATATGAATATGATACAGAAAAAATAGTTGATGTTATAAATAATAATAGTAATATTGTATATATTAGTTATGATCCTAGAAGAAAATCCACATATTATTGTTTAAGAGAATTTAATTTTTCAGAAAATAAATTTGATTATTTATGTGATAACTGGAATATAAATAAATATACTATTTATGATACTCAGCATAAATTAGATCAATTATAAATATAAAATTTGATATATTTTTATAATTGATGCCATTTTCAATTATCATCTTATGTGATTGCTTTTTGAATTACATTGATATACGAAATTCATATGCAATTTGCATTCAATTAAGAATATCTTAATTGAGCCTTTGCTTGCATACTGTGTACCACCATTGCAGATATTCTTAAATCCTCATTTTAGCGGCATTTTGATAATAATTATATATGTTTTCTTTGTTTTCATATTGAATATTATGTTCATATATAAAATGATTATAAACCCATTTGGTACAGCCAAAATGTTTTAATAATAGTTCTTCCAGTTTTGACGTAGAATATAAACGAAATTTATATGAGTTATGAATTTGTTCCATAATATTATATTTATAAAAAAAATAATTTTTTATTTCATTATTCCAAAATTAGATATGAAAGATTTTGCATATGATTTGTATCCATTTTGGTAATCTCTGCCAACATGTTTGATGTAAAATTCCATATCCTCTGAATTTAATTGTTCTGCTAGCCAGCTCAAATCACCGTCAAATTTTATGCAATAACCAGCATAAAAAGTATATTCTTCTTTTTCCCATATAGTGAACTACCCACCCACGCCAAAGGCGATGGGTTGGGCTTCTGACTTTACAGACTTACGCTTCTTTACAGAAGCATCATTTAAGTCTCCATCAGTGTAATCGACCGCCCCAGCCGATATTATTTTTAAACCTTCTTTTAGGATATTCTTGCTTGCATTCAAATCACGGTCATGTATTGCACCGCAGGAATTACAAGTCCATTCCCTATCTGAAAGTTTTAATTCTTGATTTATCCAACCACATTCTGAACAAGTTTTCGAGCTTGGATAGAAACGATTAACTTTCACAAGTTCTTTTCCATACCAATCACATTTATATTGAAGGAGTGTAACAAATTTACCCCAACTTGCATCAGCAATGTGTTTGGATAGTTTGCGGTTTTTAATCATACCTTTCACATTCAAGTCTTCGACACTTATCAAATCATAAGATTTAACAATTTCTTTACTAACTTTGTGTAAGGTATCTAATCTACAATTAGCAATTTTCTCGTGAATCTTGGCAACTTTGAGTTTTTGTTTTTCAAACCCATTACTGCCTTTTTGCTTACGAGAAAGATGCCGCTGTGCTTTCTTTAATTGTTTTGTATATTTCGTTATATATCTATTATTCTTAAATTTCTTATTATCAGAAGTTATTACAAAGTCTTTGAGTCCTAAATCTATTCCAACCTGTTTATTTGTTTTTGGTAATTCTTCAACCTCTTGTTCTGTAAAAATAGAAACATAATATTTACCTGTTGGTGTTTTGGTAAAACTCATTTTACCAATTTTACCCTTAACCTCTCTATGTAGCTTAACCTTGATACCATCTTTAAACTTAGGTATAATTATTTTCCCGTCCTCAAGTTTACCAAATTGTGGTATTGTAAAAGTATTTTTACGTTTCTTTGATTTAAACTTTGGAAATTGAGCATTACCTCTAAAAA